ATTAGCCACCCGGTCAATAGGTATATCAGTACCAGGTATAGTCCCACCAGCTTTAGCAGAAAGTTTATCATTTAGATTTGCCTCCGTTTTTACCTTATTTACTTCGGCAATAGTTTTAGCTGTATTCGCAGCTACATTAGCCATTTGGGCTTTTATTAGAGCAGATTGCTCTTGAGTATTTTGCATAGGTATTGAAGCTCCCCCGGGGGAGCTAGCACCGCTACCACCAGTAGCAGAGAGTATAGGATTAAGACCAGCAGCGCGCAGATCCGTGACCTCCCTTTGATGCGCCGTGCTCGACATACGCTCTTGAAAGGACATCTGTTCCCTAGCAATTTGCAGATTAGCGGCATTCATTTGCTCGATTCCCCTAGCGGAGGAAGCAGAGCCCATAGCACCACCGGCCAAAGAGAATAGACCGCCTATGACAGAGTCCCAAGACATTTAGTCATCCGCCCGAGATTGAGAACGTTTTTTATTAACGTCCATATTTGTTAAGACAGACACCACAGCATTGAGAATGAGAATTACGAGAGACATCCATTCCATACCTGACGCCCTTTCGGTTGTCGGGGGGAGCGCAAAAGCGCACTCCCCCATATTTTTTAGAAGTGATCGATTAAGCCGGGCACAGAGTACGTCGGCATAGGACGAGCACATTTTAAGTCAAAGAAAGCATCAAAGAAGAATTGAGGCTCCGTATTCACGGCGACCACCCGATCAATCGGGGGGGTCTCCTGAATGAAGGTAGCGCCGAGCGTCGGGAGCCCGGTGAATTTTTGAGAGAGATGCCAATAATCAAGAGGCGTTGTATAGTGAGATCGCATTTTTCCAGTAATACAAGACGGCTTATAGCGATACTCCGCAAAGCGTTCTTGATAGCCAAAAGGCAGGGCATCTTGAGCAGCATTAGCAGAACCTTGACAGTAGATTTCCTTATTTAGAACGGCCTGTTCGCCGATATTAGCGAGAGCCGGCCAGTACATATCCAAGCGCGTTGATCGCGAGAACATACGATTAAGGCCGGTTTGATAAGTGAGATCGGCATAGACACAGACCAGACCAATTAAGAGACAATGCTCCGAGAAAGATTTGACGAAGCCTTGACCTTTTTGCGCATGAATACCGGCAGCAGAAAGACGCCCAGTAGCAAGAGAACCGGCGGTTGCAGAGGTTTGAGGAATAGGAGTGAGCATAATAGGAGAAGTCCCACCGCCGAGATATTCAGGGCGTTGAAGCCGGGAATCATTAGGATCAAGGACCCCGAAGTGAGATTGCACGATTTCGCGGTAACGAGTACCGCCTCGCGCATCGCGCTCATACATTTTTTGAGTTTGAAAAGCAAGACGAAGAGCATTGATAGTGATACCAGAAGATGCCGTAAGATCGGCATAGATACCCGGATAGCCGGCATTATTAGGATCAACAACGATCCTAAAAGAATTTGAGCCGGCATTATCCGTAGCAGCAGCCCAAGGATAAACAACAGCAGCAGAACGACCAGTTTCATAAACATTGACATTCGGACCTTCGCCGAACACTTGGTCGTTAGATTTACCAATACCATGAACAGGAGCAGTACCACCAAGACCCACAGAGACAGTAGTACCAGTATTGTTTTTTTGAGTCCACGGAAGGCAAGACGTAAAGTAATCATGACGCTTGCCACGTTTTAGCAGGACATAATCAGCAATAGCGTCGGGACCATCATCAAGGTCCACGACAACAGAGTCCTGCATATTTTGATCGCGGAACCATTCGTTCCAGATCAGATTGTAAGCACGATGCCACAAAGACACGTGCGCAAGAGTGCCACCAGCACCAAGAGGAGAAGAAGCAAGAGCAATAGGAATACCCATATAGTCAGACAGGGATTCAGCAGCCGGAGAATAAGCAGTAAATACCGGCATAGTAAAGTTAGTAGAAGCGACAGTCGTAGCTTGTTCGCCACAGAATTTTTTAAAGTTAGACCACACTAAGCGGTAAGGAACCGCAAAGAAGAACGACGCAAGATAAAGATTGTCCATAAACGGAACAATAGGGGTAGAAAGACGAGCAAAGCTCGACATTTTCAGATTGAAGCTATCCCCCGGTAATGCCTCGTCCACATACACAGGAATGAGATACCCCGAATTAAAAGCGGTTTTATAGCCATGCGAGCGATTAAAGCTCGAACGTTGAATATCCGCTTTCGGAACCTGCGAGAAATTGTGACCAGAAGTGAGGACTGAAGGTTGATTACCGGCGGGAAAGCTCAACATTTTAGACTCCTTTAATTTTGAGGAACCAGATTTTCTTTCACGTGTTCAAGTGCAGTACCATGTGAGAATTTAACAGCATACATATCGACAATCCCGGTAGTTTGATCGTAAGACCCGATTTCGAACAAAGTAAAATCGGCCGGGAATTTTGAGATTTGATTTTGCTTGTCAGATTTATTTGAAGCGACTTCACCCCATTCGCGAAGTGCATTCGCGGTGAAATCGCGGAAGAAGGGAACCCCATAACTTTCGGTTTTTGAATCATACACCACGAACAGTTTAAGTTTCATTTTCAAGACCCCTTTTTAGTTGTTTGATTTGAGCTTTTTTGCAAGCCTCTTTTACAAGAAGCCTTGCCGTTGTATTGTCGGCCAAATTATTCAAAGCTTGAGCTTTTCTGTCAAGCTTTATTTTTTCATAGACAGCAGGATCATCCATTTCGAATTGTTTGTCATAATAACGGGGGGGTTTACCAAGTTTTCCTCTAACGACAACATTGTCGCACGGAAAAACATCAGATTGAAATTTTACATACCAGTTATAGGCAAGACCTTTGCCATTTTTACCCCCCCTAGACATATTATTATATTCAGGGATTTGCCCGGAGAAGTTATCAGCGTCCATATCTGGACATTCTTCCCGGGCTTGTACTTTTTTTAGACAATAACGAGCAACATAAGCAGCGGATTCCATAGAAATATTACCGCAAGTAGAGAAGCCATAAGGCCATAATTTAGTTAAGTGATCGGACGTATATAATTTTACGTCCTTACGTTCAGAAAACAGTTTTCGATCCGGGAAACCATAGCCGAAGATCAAAGCATGATAATGGGGACGAGAATTTTTTTCCCCATACTCCCCACACATGAAGAAACGAATTTTTACAGGCTCGATAGACTTACGAAGCCTTTTCATAAAAAGAACAAAATGTTCTTTTATAAGAGAGCCATATTGAGGCAGATATTGAGGATCATAAGTAAGAGTAATGAAGGATGAATCATCATGTAATTGAGATTCATGAACACAACGAACGGCCCACTCCCGGGACCGTTCAAGAGCACAGCCGATACACCGGCCACAAGGAACCTGAATACCAATTCGGTCCTTTGTAGGCCGAGCATACGGATTTTTAAACGAGATAGAAGGTTTCCCGTTGACAGTTTTTACATTTAAGAGCTGCCAAGCCGAGATCGGATGGTAACAAGGCATACGCGCCCCTTTTAGGCGCGAATACCACCGCGCATCGGCATAACTGAAGCATTTTTAGGGTGCACATGTTCAGCACCGGCAGTCTTAGAGAAATACTTTTTTGATTTTTTATTGTTCAATTTCTTCCGAAATTTCATTTTTTTAGTCTCCACATGACGGGCAGCGCAAATTAAGCTCCAGTTGCATTCCGTGCAATTCCGCATGAGCAGCAAATAGCTCATTTTTCCAGAATTTCACATCGTCTATTTCACGTTTTAGACGAATTTTAGCGAGCTTGACCTCATTTTGGCAAGTCTCGATACGGTTTTTAAGCCTAGTTTTTTGAGCCTCTAGCACCTTAACCCCCCTTTTTTGGTGTCAGTCAGCACTAATAGATCAAGTAGACCATTAGTGCTGCCTTTAGGCCGGCTTATTAAGCTCGGCCTTTATTTTCGCGATTAAATCGCGTTCAGCCTGCTCTTTAGCAGCTTTAATTTTCGCTGCCCCTTCCTGATTTGCCTTTTCAAAGGCAGCATTCCGGGCAGCTACCACTTCAGGCTTTAACAAGCCCATTTTCGCCATTTCATCCATATTTTTTTCATCGTTTACAAACGCCAAGAACTTGGCAGGATCATTATCGAAACGATTACGGATAGGCGCATCCAAAAGAGAGAATTGCTCATTAGCCATTTTTACAATATTACAGGCCTCCTGATAATCAGGAACATTTGAAAAGTCACCATAGCTCCCATTACGAGCAATTACATCGGGCAATTGCCCGGTTTTTTCAAACCTTTTAAACAAAAGGTTTATATCGCAATCCTTAGCATCGGATTGCTTAGTTACCCCTTTATCCCCTTCAAAGGAGAGATCAGAAGCAAGAACACAACGTTCATCATATTGCGAGCGAGCAGTAATCATTTTTTTTCCCTTTCAGTTTATTTTGAGGCAGCACCGACAGGTCCTGCCATAGCGATAGATCCGGTTCGTTTAGCGATCGCGCCAAGTTTACTCCAGGCGTCTTTCGCGCCTGTGAGATATTTAGCGATAGTTGCGTTTGGAATATCAGTTCCGGGGAATGTTCCCCCTGCAACGCGAGAAGAAGTCGCATCATTAAGCACCTGTTTAGTACCTTCGGTTTTTGTTTCCGCGAGAGCTTTCGCGGTATTAGCTGCAACATTAGCCATTTGAGCTTTTATTAATGCAGATTGTTCTTGAGTATTTTGCATAGGTATCGCAGCTCCCCCGGGGGAGCTTGCACCGCTACCACCAGTAGCAGAAAGTATAGGATTAAGACCAGCAGCGCGCAGATCCGTGACCTCCCTTTGATGCGCCGTGCTCGACATACGCTCTTGAAAGGACATCTGTTCCCTAGCAATTTGCAGATTAGCGGCATTCATTTGCTCGATTCCCCTAGCGGAGGAAGCAGAGCCCATAGCACCACCGGCCAAAGAGAATAGACCGCCTATGACAGAGTCCCAAGACATTTAGTCATCCGCCCGAGATTGAGAACGTTTTTTATTAACGTCCATATTTGTTAAGACAGACACCACAGCATTGAGAATGAGAATTACGAGAGACATCCATTCCATACCTGACGCCCTTTCGGTTGTCGGGGGGAGCGCA